CGCGCCTGATTCGTGTTCCCAGGTTGAGGTCTGTAGATACTGACCAACCTGGTTCCATAACTCGTTGCGGCCAGGGTCGCCATAGAAGATCTCGTGTTCGATCAACCAGGACTCACCGTCCAGCCCGAAACCCCAGATACTGATCTCGACACGGTCATCCTGGGTGTCACCACCAAACAGTAATGCTAGGCACTCTCTCGGGACTTTCCCTTCGGGGTAGTGCTCCCTACGCATATACAGATGGTGTGAATCTAGTTGGTCTGATTCTTCTTCCCACGTTTCCCCAAGCTTTGTGTTAACCCATGACTTCAGTTTTATCGGGTCTTTCTTTGCCTTGATGAACGCGTCAACAATTTGAGACCAGCTGTCACCACCAGGTGCGCAAAATCCTGCCCACATGTACCAGGTGACCGAGGCAGGCGCGTTCGTCACCTTGCCGTTGGCGTCGTAAAAAGTAATGCCGTCGGTTGTCGACATCCCGTTGTCAGAGATCCAGACGGCTTTCTCGTCCATCGCTGGCATTTCATCTTGATCGATCAGGGCAGCGCAGTGCTCGCACAAGTACGCTGCAGTAGATGGATCATTGTTGACGTACTTGATGCCGAAGCTCGCGTCCGGACCACCCCAGCGGAGGATTTGCCGCTCATTGCAATGAGGGCAGGGGTACCATCGCCTGAAGTGCTCATCCGAATCGCCGGCGGCCATTGAGATCTGGCAGGTGCCCGCCTCCTTCGGCGTGGATCCTCGAATCGATTTTGGGAAGGCGGCGCCTACAACCCGCACATCACCCAGGGATACTGGGTCACCTTCTCGTTCAATGTCAGCATCAAAGCTCGACAGTTCGTCGTAGATGACAAAATCAACCGACTTCTCTCGATAGTTCTTTGCAGATTTACCACCCATCAAGAACAGCTGGCGGCTGTTCGTAAACAGCTTGTAGTCCATCGTGTTGAACTTTGACTTCTTGTCGAGGTGAGGGAACATGTCCCGCATCACCCTAACGTCTCGGATCATCGGGTTTACATGCTGCTTGCTGAATCCATCACGAGCATCATCGGTCGGCTGAAACAGCATGCCGTTGCGCTTCTTGTGTTCGATGAAGTAGGCGATCGCGGCCAGAATCATCTTGGTGTAACCAACCCGGGCGGACTTGACCAGGTTCACTGCTCTAATGTCATCATTGCCCATCGAATTGAGCGGGGCCACCTGGAAGGGGACCGTTTCCCAGTCGCCTTCCACGTAAGCTGACTCCGGCGACAAGTAATAGTTCTGGTCTGCCCACTCCACAGCAGTCAACGGTTCTTTTTTTCGCAGCGTTGAATTCAACGCCTTGACCCAGGCGCGCTTCAGGTTGCCACGCTGACTAGGTGTAATACTCCTCAAGGAATTCATCGAATTTATCGGCGACGTCGGCGGCTGTGTTGCATGCCTTTGCGATTTCCTTCTTGATTACGTTGAGTTGGGTTGCCGTCATCTTTGGCATCGATCGTTTCAGTTTCGCCGGCAGCGACTCAAGAACTGCTGACATCTCTGCGCCAGCCTTCGCCCAGACAAACCCCGCGGCAGCTGTCGGGAACACGTTGCCCATCTTCTCGTCATTCGCCAGTTCCTGCCCGATCCGCTTCTCCCGATCGAGCTTGGCCTTTTCAATCACCGGGTTGAGGTCATCGCCGTCGCTACCTGCTTGAATCATGTCGTCAAGGCGTGCCTGGTACTTGAGTTGTTCGCGTGCAACGCGGTAACTAATGACCTGCGCGATCGTCCAGTAACGATGGCGCCCGATTTTGCCTACATGTTGTAGTTTCCATTTGTCGAAGGCCGTCCCTGATATCTGCAGGTGCAGCACCATCTGGCTGCGTGTAAGCCAAGTGGAATCGGGCTTCTGCGAATTCGGTGTCTTTTTCTTTGCTGCCATTGTTTGATTGCCTGCTCATCCCCTCAAGTTCAACTACAACCTGAGTCTGTGGAGGCTCATAAATAGCGGAATACTGCGATGCCGCGTACCCTTACCCGGACCCCTTCCCCAGGACCCAACCGCATTACTATGGGGCGTCATCATGCTGCCCATCTGTTGGCAGTGTTTTCCATACGAGCCACCAGACGCAGGTTGCGGGCCCTGTTATCTAATGGGTTGTGGTTGATGTGATCCACATCCATTGGCTCGTCTGATGCACCGCCGAGGCCCAACACCTCACGGTGCATTCGAACTGTTATTGTCCTGCCGTCAACCGCGGTTGTTCTTACAGCGTAGACGCAATTGAGCTTGCCGTTGGGTTTGGCCTGCCACTTGAACCGCATAAGCTCTTGGTACATTTCCTTGTCAACCAACGTAAACGCTGCGGCGCCTGACGCATACTTTCCATTCAGCGGGATTCTCACCCCATCGTGGCTGTCTTCGCTAACCTTAACCTTGCCGGCCATCACCAGATCTAAGCGCGCTGCCTTGGTGAGCCGAGGGTTATCCCAAGGGCAACCCATCGATATGAAGTATTGATCTGCACGCTGAGCGCTTAGAACTTCGGTCACCCAATGTTCAAACGCCTGTGCCGCGTTGGACCTGAGTATTCCGTGCGAATAACGAGGTGGTAGATATTTAGTGCCTGCAGTCTTCGCGCGTGACGCTCTTGGATGCAAGGCGCGCCGTTGTCGTGCGCGGGCGGCGCTCTTGGCTCTCACACAATCACCGCATTCGTTGCGCTGATATTCCTTACCACGTGAGAGGAAAGACGAGAAACAATCATTCGGTTGATCGCAATTGCAGACTGTACATAACATCACACCTGCCTCCTGATCATGTTGTTGATGGCTGCACTCAGCTCTATTCTGATGCGTTGCTTGGTCACACGCCGAAGCATTGCGGTACTGTCAGGCTTGATGAACTCACGCCGCGCTGATGGCCCGGTCACTGATTGGGCCTTGCCTGATGAGCCACGCTTGAACACCAGCTGCGCGCCGCTGTCCTTGCCTGTGCCGATGAACGTGCCACGGTAGTACTTGCTACTACCCCACGCCTTGGCCTTGACGCCAGGATGCTTGAAGCCCTTCTTCGTTCTTCTTCTGAACGTGCCGGCGTTACGCTGAGAGGTGCTAACGAACTTGATCAGGTTGGTGGCCCTGGCCTCACGCATATCAACAGAGGCAGACAGATGTTTCGGGCTGGCTTTCTTCAGTACCATCTTGGCCCTGATGTCCTTCTGCTTCTCACTGGTGATTGCGCTCACATGCTTTACTGCACGTGATGCCACTGTGGTCACTGTCTTGTTGATGGCCTGTGGTACAGCCTTTGTCATCAACTCCCGCTCATGGCGGTGGAGTACTTTATCCAGCCTGGCCAGGTCATCTGTGATTCTGATTGCCAATACCATCAGACTGTTTCCGTATCGACGAACACAATGCGGGCGACCTGTTGCGACTCATGTAGCACCTGTGTTGCGAGCTCGCCAACATACGAAGTAAGGCGCACCAGATATTCGGCATCCGGAATGGCTGCACCCAGCAATGTTGTCAGGGCGCCTAGTTTCAGCACCACCTGTCCAGCAGCGGAATAGTTGATCAGCGTTGCGTCAACATCGGTATCTGCGGTGGCCACGATCTCGGTAGCGGTGCCTGTTTCAGCATTAAAACTGCATACATGCAGCACCATGCGATCGACGTCCGTCCAGATCCGCGGAAGCGATGCCATTGACTCAGGATAGAAGTCATTTACCGCGATCGTCAGGAGATTCCTTTTTCCTTTGAATACAAACCCCTTTACCGGTGAGATCTTCGCAAAGCTGCTGATATTGGTCGCCACAATGGAAGACATCTACAGACCTCCAGATCTGGCTGTTACCAGCACCATGACATCAGCATCGAGAGCGATAAACGCCAAAAGCCCTTCGATAGTGTCGTGCTCTTGGCCAACAGATTCCCGTTTAGGGTTATCAATCATCTCAGTGCCTGCGAGTTCGCCATCTACACCATAGGTCGGTTGTTCAATCTGCAGTGGCAATCCATCCAGCATCACATGGCCAACCTCGTAGCCAATACGCAGTGGGTTATCGATCATACGAACCTGCTCAGCGCCTTCAGCGTCGATGTACGTTTCTTCCACTTGGATAGGCAGGCCGTTCAGTTGAATATCCAGCTGCTCCAACCTGATGGTCATGCGTTCGTAACTGAGCGCTTTCCTGTGCTTCTCTGCCTCTGCTATCAAGGTGTCTTTGATGCCATCTACAAATGCATCGAAGTATGCGTCCAGACCCGCTTTGGTGGCGCCACCCTGGCGAATGATCTTCTCTCTGGCAGGTTGTGGGAGTTTGGCGTTGATGACTCGCTGTACTGAGGCCTCAATCTGACTTGGCGACCAGACCTTATTGCTGAAGTGGCTGTGTATCAGCTTGCCGTCGTAGAGGACTTCCATCCCGTCATTCTTCAATTCGATGCTCATGACTGTACCCCCTCAATGGAGAGCACATTCCAAGCATCGACTGTGGAGAGCCATCCAGACTTCCCATCAAAGCGCCTAGTGATCGCACCATCCCGTACCAGGTCAGGTGTATCTGGTCTTACTTTCGACCCATCTTCCAACACCATCTCTATGCGCCAGGATGATTCAACCCAATGGGGTATGCCCACCTTCCGAATTCGGTAATCGCTGACCTGACCATCAAATGCGCTGGCGGCATCACTGAATACAAGATCATCTGACGCACTCGCAGCAGGATCGTATACAAGCGTTTCAGTGAAGGTCGCATTGGTTGACCTAGCCGCACCTGACGTGCCTGAGATATCAATCTGTACCGTACCGGCTGTCCTGCTTGCGACGGTTAATCCAACGAGATAGCTACCTGCCTCGTTACCAAATAGCGTGGTCAAGGCGTCGGCTAGTGTTGGATCGGTCGATTCTGCGCCATCCCAATCAAGCAGCGTGCCACCGACGGTATCGCCGCCTGTGTTGGGCGGGTTTGTGACGGTCTTGCCGAAGATACGCGGGTCGGCCTCAACCAGGCTGTCATACTCAAATATCCGCTTTTCTTTAACTCGCTGGGATGGGTGCTCAACGAGATCCTTGGCAGCAACCGTCAGCGTGAGATTGGCACCATCCAGAATAGTGATATCGCCATCATGGACACTGATCGACACGCCGGTATTCGATACAGCACCATCGTCAGTAACAATGCCATCCATATCGAATGTGGTGTAGTGATCTGTCTGGAGGACCGTGTAGGTCTTCCTGGCTTCGTCTACTGCAATATCGACAACGTTTCCGGTTCCCTGCAATGTAGCCTTGGCACCAGTGTCGAACAACCTGCGTTCTTTCTTGTACTTCCATCGGTAGAAATCAGCGGTGGCTTTTCTGTCGAGGCCACCCACTTCCGCCCATGATGTATTCGATGGGTGGATGTAAGTGATTGCAGTTGTCGGCGCAGTAAACACCACTTCGGCAGTGACTTGGTTTAGCTCGCCATCCACGTATACATAGTAATCTCTGAAGCCTGAAGTGCTACCAGAGGCTTGTATAACTGTGACCTCATGCAGTCCTGTTGCCAGCGCGGTTGAAATAGCTGTGGTAGCTGTTGCAGCACCAGTCCCGTTGGTAATTGAAAGAATAGACGACCCATTGATATGTATAGAAACGCCTGCGGTGTTGTCGGCCAACCAGGTTATCGGATTACTGCTACCGTCTAACGCCCGGTTGCTTATCAGGTTGCGAACTTCGGTGGCTGTGTAATTAATGAACGTGTGGAGCACTACACCATCTGTGGCAAATCCATCATAGCCTTCTTCCCAATAAGCCCCAGCATTAGCCGATAGCGCATCAGCACCCGAATGAAGTACAGCATCACCAGAATCATATGCTGCTCTGGTAATCGTGCCGTTTATCTTGGCGTGGTTGGTGTTGAGTTGTGAGCGGTCAGATGTAGCTTCCCATACAGAGGCTTCGGATACTTGAATGTAATCGCCTGCGTTTTCGGCACCCGTGGTAACAAGAATTATATATTCTGAGTTATACAGAGAAGTGAATGGAATGGCGTAAAAGCCCGCCACCGCAGGCAACGTAACCTGTTTATAGGAGTTGCCGGTTGAGCTGCTTGTGGATATATCAACCCTAACGGCAGTTAGCCCAACAACGCTTTCAAGCTCAATAATCGCTACATAGTCCTTGCCTTGAACTGTTGTAGCGAGCGCCTGATAAACTGTTGATGGGTTGGTGTTTGTGTTCTCAAGTCGCAGAGATCCTGCGGGTGAGTTAGCCAGTGTTCCGTTAACAACCGTCCACCCTGTTGTGTCTGAATCGAAGGTGGAGTTTGTTGTATACTCCGCCTCAACTAGAGCAGTTGTCCCTACCTCCATACCCAATGCAGCCGTCACCAGCCTATCAACCATTGGTGAAACAAAGTGTTCTGTTAAAGCGGAATCGTAACCAACGTATGTGGCTGGACTGTCACGACCGTCGTCATTACCCGTACCATATACATCCTCATCAATTGCCGCCAGGAATGTATCGTCAGCAACTAGCGCTTTCTGCCCCATCAGTGCAGTGGCCGTGGGTGTTCCAACAATTAAAGTCCTCGGGAACGAGGCAGCATCAGCAGAAATACTGGCCGTGGGGTACATAACCCTCACGTGTTCGGAGTAATCAATATCTCTAAATGGCACGTTGTAAGTGCTTTGGTATGACGAGAAAAGGCCAGTTGCAACTAACTCCCCGAACGCATTAAATTCAACAGCATTTATTAAGCTGGATTGGCCCGTAATGTCATACACCTTGCCGTTCGGGTGTATAACGCTAATGCCGTGTGTAGTTTCACAACCTACAGCGATAAACTGTTTAGGTACTCCCCATTCGTCATAGCCGTAGTGTTTTGATGCATCGCCAATAGCGACTGCTTTGACTGTGTTAGCTAGTATGGTTTCATAACGAGAAGTAGGTAAAATATCCACAGCCTGACCAATAGCAGACATGGGTAACTCACCAGTGTTTCCCTCAGTTGATTCTATCTTGTATATTTTATCTTCCAAGAAGTTGACGATATTGAGGCCCAGAGGGGTAGTGCCGGAATCCTTACCGAATACAAGCACGCCGTTTTTATAATCCAGACTCGAAACACCTCTGCTACCTTTCCACCAACTCAAAGCTGATGTGGGGCCAGCCGAAGCCCTTATTCGTTTCCAAAGTGACCCATCTTTAAGATCCAAGATGAAAATGTTGTTGGCTTTGACAACGAACTCAATGGCGCTAGGAAACTCCGCGCTGCCCGCTCGCTCTGTGGCATCGCTGGCGGGTGTACCAATGTTGCTAAGTTCGTAAAAGAACGCAAGGGCCGAGTCGTAATAGTAATCGCCAATTGCAGCATCAGTTGCACCGGCCGCAGCAGTGACGTTGGCAAACTCGCCAAGATAAGCGCCCGTTGTTCTTGTTTCGTTGTACCAGCTTGCGCCTTTGTTAAATCGCCATGCATCAGGTACACCAGGTTCTGATGCTGGGTACATACGAGCAACCACGCCATCAGTCATGGCAAGCGTGGTGGTGAACCCGGGTATTGACCAATTGACTACGGCGGCAGCATTGGCTGCGCTGGTGGCTGCTTGTGCAGCGGCGGTGGCAGTTGTAACAACATCGGCATTGGTCAGTACAACGTCAGCATTCGTGACCAGTACATCAGCAGCAGTGCTGGCAGCATCAGCGTTAGTCAGCACAACATCAGCGTTGGTGGTAATCACATTAGCGGCCGTGCTCGCAGCGTCGGCACCGGTCAGAATAACGTCAGCGGTAGTGGTAACAACATCAGCGGCAGTGCTGGCAGCATCAGCAGCAGTCAGCACAACATCAGCATTTGTGGTGATGACATCAGCGGTGGTAGTCGCGGCATCTGCGTTGGTGGTAATCACATTAGCGGCCGTGCTCGCAGCGTCAGCGTTCGTTAGAATAACGTCATCGTTGGTGATTAATACATCAGCGGCCGTGCTCGCTGCATCGGCAGCGGTCAGAATAACGTCAGCGTTAGTCAGCACAACATCAGCGTTGGTGGTAATCACATTAGCGGCCGTGCTCGCAGCGTCGGCACCGGTCAGAATAACGTCAGCGGTAGTGGTAACAACATCAGCGGCAGTGCTGGCAG